CATACACTCCATCAAATTACTGAACGCGTGCCAAAGGGGGTTAGCCTCCTTCATGGGCAGGTGTTCCTGCGCCGCCTTGTAAAAAGCGATGATGTCCTCATGCTTATGGGCGATGTTGTAGTTGGCATAGTCACGACAAGCTCCAAAGTTAGTTTGGGCGAGTTTCACCATCTTCTGCATTCGACTAGCTAGTTGTGCAGCTGAATAGGACAATGGTATGTGTTGTTGCTTCGCCAAAAAGGCATCTTCCGCAAACGCACTAACCACGCAACTCCAATAGTAAGCTCCCAGAGAACCAGGGACCAGGTTGCGCATAGTAGCCACCTCTTTCTTAGTCGCTACACCACTCCACGAGTGCAACTCACTTTCATCATCAAATCGGCGTGCCCATCGATCACTCATGTAAGCAAAAGCAATCTTCTTGTTGATGTCCGTCTTGTTTATCTCCCGCTGCGCACCCAAGGGCACATCCCGTGTGGCGATGCTACCAGTGGCTATGTTAGTCAAAAACGAGTTTTGGGGCAATGCCTGCTCATACCGGATAGGCGACCTGCAATGCATCATAGAGCCGAAATCGGCGCCTAACTGCTTGATCACCTCAGCAAACTTTTTCTCAAACTCCGGGACCAACTCTGTGAGGCCATTGCTGACCTTAAGTGACTCTGCATCCAACCGCTCCTGCATGTCGTCGAAATCGAAAAACCAGGGATGGTCAAGTCGACCCAGACACATGTAAAAGTATTGCATGCTAAACTGGTCCGGCACCACCTGCTGGTGGGCGGCCTGCAAGCGACAACGCAACTGCACTTGTTTGAGCCGTGCTGTCACACAGGAGTAGCACCCTTGCATGATTTGAGAACGAGCTATGGCATGGAAGAATGAATGTGCACCCACCTGCGTCAGTATGCTCACCGTGGTGTAAAAAGCCGTCCGGCCCAAATAGGACACGTCGGCCAGTATGGAAGCATAGGGCACTAGGTCGGTGCGCCCACGCAGAAAGTGAAAACTAGTCGTAGATGTGAAACGACTCCTTGCCGCCACATCTTTGCTCATGATTACAATATGTTCTATGAATTCCTTCCAAGCACTAAGGGTAACGTTCTGACCGTTACCCGTCTTCATTAGATTCGTGATAATACTCAAACGGTTTCTATGCACGATTTTAGCTTTAGCCTCGGCCAGCTCTGGCAAAACTGGGTCCTCAGCGCGGGGTGCCTTGTTGCAGCAAGTCAGGTGCAGGGAGTATTTACCATAGCCCTGACATTTTGCCCACCCTCGTGCGTCCAAATACGTAAGCAGGTCAGTCATCACCAAACCACCAGGTCTGTGGCCAGTGAATCCCTCCCAATATTCCGATACCAAGTCGCGGAGTTCTGTGTCCACTGCCATCGCATTGAGTACGAAACGTGCGTGTCGTTCTCCTGCGGTGGTAGCTCCAGCACATGCATCCGCAAACACCTGAGCAGCCCTAAACTCGCCACGTCTAGGAGGCTCAGTCAGCAGTGCCTTGCTACGGTCCTAAAACGGCGCAGCCGCCCGCTCAAAGCCGGCGTTGCCCCGCGGATACGTGCGATCGGCTAGGGCCTTGGCCCGCTCCGCCGCGTTCTTCCGATTGGACCGGGAGGCCTTCTGCTTCAGGGCCCGAACGTGCGCAATCGCTGTTTGGTGCCCCTTATAAGGCACAGCCGCAGTTTTCGAACTGCCGGCAGCGCCACCACTACCCTTCTTAGGCGGCGCACCTCCAGCGGCTGGCTGGGTTTGGGCCTCCGCCTTTTCTGCCGCCACAGTGTTGACTGCAGGCGACAGATTGAACAGGGAGGCAAGTGGGGCACCGTCCTGGTCGGGCGTGGCACTACGTGCATTAGGGTCCGACGCGTTTGCTTCTGCCGGAGTGACCACTTCTTCCTCCGTCATAGGCGTGTTGGTGTTGGTTGCTGCTTGAATGACAGCAGATGTGGGTGTTGGAGCCAGCACGATTTCACCCAATGGGGCAGGGGGCACGAAAAATGTGCTCCCAACCACCAAATAGTCTATCAAGCTCGCTGTCGCGCGTTGTGCCATCGCCGCCACAGCAGGGATGACCGTAGCGTCAGTCACATCCACGGCTGCGTTGGCAGCATTCGCGTCCATGAACACGCTATGCACCTGCAGTCTCATGCCTGGGTAGAATCGCGCTGCTGGATGCACCCTATTGTATGCAGCAGGCACTCGCTGAAACGTCACAGGGTGCAAAGCCTTAGAAGGGTGATCCTGTTGGCGGAAAGCGTGCACGCCACCCCCTTCGGCCTGTGCCAGTGTGTGCCAAAGGTCATTTATGACACTATAGTCACAGTAGCTGAGGCGGTGAGCCTCCTCGACGGGCGCACTCATCATACCTGCGCCCCAGTCAGCGTTCTTGACCAAGTGGACACGCTCCGCCGACCAGTGATGGTTGGGGCTAGCCGAGTCAGTGAACGCGCTCGCCAAATGGATAGGCACCAGCGTTATGATACGGCTGTCCTTGTACAGTGCCACATTAGCTTGGGCGCTGCTGGCGGGAGCATTGTCCACATACCGCTCAGGTAGGGCATAGCCTGACAAGCTGTTCGTTGCCAGCGCCACTTCAGCACCTGACAGTGCAGCGACCATCTTGAAGATGTCTGACACAGCTTGAGCCGCGCCCTGCACGAGGCGCGCCTCATGCACAGTGCACTCCAGCCGCCTCAACCACTCTGGCACTGCCTGATGACGAATCGAATGTCGAGTGGTCAT